CCAGTATTTTATATTTAAAATGGAGAATTAATAAATGATAGTATTTATTTTCAAAAGAATAAACGGAAAAATAACTAAAAAATTCATTATAAACAGGAGAAAAAAATGAAAAAACAAGAAATAGTTAACATGGTTTTTACTGATACCCATAAATTCCTATGTACACGGGATAATTGGGCAAAGGTCAAAGCAAACGGACAATACATAGCATTTGGACTATTAACAGCAGTATTTGATGTTATATTTAGTTTAGCACCATCAAAAGAAGATGCTATGATGATAATTGATATAGCATTGGAAGACTATTATAAAAAGGAGAAAAACTAATGGAATATAAAACCTGGATCAATATCAATGCAGAACAATTAAGGAAAAATTATAATTCAAGACGGGAATTTATTTATAAAACACCATTTGAAGAATATTGCAATTATATTTTTACTGGTTATTATAAAAATATGTTTATCCCCGAAGAGTATAAAATAGGACTGATATTTTAATTATAAATAAAGGAGAATAAGTAATGAATAAAATAAAATATGATATAGTATGTACACGCTGTCATAATACCCTTGAAAGATTAATTATGGGTGGAACAGTTTTATCAAAAAAAGAAGTAATAAAAGAAATTAAAGATTATGGTTGGTGTTTATTATTCTGTCGTGAAGTCTGTCATACTTATCAAAAGGTAACAATGGAAAAGATAGATTTGACACCCTTGATTAAAAAGAAGGGATTTTATATTACTTGTGATTGGTACTCCGATAGTGGTGGCGAGTGGCTTGTGGAAGAGTTGAAATTAGCAGGATTTGAATCTAAATACAAGTATGAAAATTGGAATGAAAGGGATGAAGAGTTTGATAATGGATATATATACTATCCAAATGTAAAAGAGGCTGATGAGATAGTGTGTGGAGTAACAGGTGCTGACTATATGTCCGATTTTAAAGATTGGGAATATAAAACAAAAGATGAAATTAATAAGGAGACCAAGTAATGAACTGTTGGCATTGCAAAACTGAATTAATTTGGGGCGGAGATCATAGTTTTGAAGATCATGGCATGGAAGGTGAAGGAATAGTTAGTAATCTATCTTGTAATAAATGCCCCGTTGAGGTTCTTGTTTATTATAATATAGATGAAGAAAATAATTATAAATAAGAACTATATTTTAATTATAACTACTTGCTTTTGCTGGATGTTTTGAGAAAATGGGTAGAGCTTCCCCTACCCTCAGTAGAGGAACGCTCTTCCCGTCTTGCTTCCGCCATCAGTTCATCGGTCACGGGTAAGCATTAAATGATAATCTTTAACGCTCGGACAATTACTTTCAATTATTATCAATCTATCTACTGGTCTTATTGCCTTCGCCCAACCATGAGAGTATGTAGAAAAACCCTTTTGGTATCTCTTTTATAACCCCGTATCGCCAAAAGTGCAGTCCGCAAACCAATACGGGGCGGGGAAAATTATATTAAGCAGTATTATAAATACAATGAATATTTTGAAATTATGATAAAATTTACAAAGGTTGTAAAAAATATTTTGCAGTATGGTCTAAATAGCTGTAAACTATATTTAACGATAACATTATAAATGAGGACATTATGAACAGAATAGGTGAGGTTATATATGAGAAAGGATACAGGAAGAATTATATCGCTGAAAAAATTGGCGTATTACCTGCACAGCTATCTCATTATATTAGAGGAACAAGAAAGCCAAATAAGGAAAAGTTAAATTTGCTTTGTCATTTTTTGAATTGTAAAGTTAGGGATTTGTTTCCGTTAGGACTTGAAGATTAATGAAATATATTTTTGACATAGAGAGTAAAAATTTATCTATATTTGGAAAAGATGTTATAGATGAGGATGCTAATTTGTCCGTCCATTATGTAGTGGACTTGGATGCAAGAGAATGGGGCATAAAAGATATTACTATATTTGTAGTAAAAATATCGGGAACTTTAATAATTACTAAAGACAATGAGAACTGGACAGATATAGACTTATCTAACTTTATAATTGATACTGAAATTTCTAACAACCTTAAAGAAGGGATATATCCTGCTTATGTAGATATAGACCTTGATGAAAAGAAAATACAAGTTAATTTTTAGGAGAAAAATGAATATAAAAGATTTAGCAGAGAAATATGAACTTACCCAAGATGACTTTTGGGAACTTCGTAAAAATTCAGGAAAGTGGATAATTACCCACGATGCTTGTGAGAAGATCGCACAAGTAGAGGGTATCGTTTTTGAGCCGCCACAAATTATAAATTATCAACCTACTGTGGTAACTGAAAATGGCGAGAAATTAAGAACTTCAAAATACGGCAGAGAAGTCTTTCGACCTGCTTGGGCGGGAACTTGTCAGAAAAAGTCTGGTGATGTGGCTATGGTCGTAACAGGTTATAAATTAGATAACCCCGATTATAAAATATGGACTACGGGTGAAGCTAACGCTTTAAACTGTACTGCTGAATATTATCTGGCAATGGCGGAAAAAAGGGCGAAAGACAGGGCAATTTTAAAATTAATTAACGCTTACGAATATGGGATATATTCTGATGTTGAAAGTGATGACTTTAAGAAGAAGGAAAAAAAGGCATCGCAAAAACAAGTAGAGCTTATTATTGACCTCGCAAGCGAAGTAGATGTTGCAGTCAATACGGATGGATTAACCATAGAGGAAGCATCAAATAAGATTGAAGAGCTGAAAGAAGCCAAAGCTACCAAAGATGCGATAGACCAAGCTCAGGAGCTTTCAGATAATCATAAACAACAAATGACAATAGGAGAATAATATGGCATTTGACCAAACAAATACAGCGATTGTGTTCGTTGAAGAAGGGCTTTTTAACAAGGAAGGTGTTGAGGCACTTGGGAGTAAGCCAGTAATTGTAGTAAAGGCAAATATTGATGGACGACCAAAGGAAATTAGCTTGTGGTTTTCCAAAGATAAAGAAACAGGTCAATATAAATTGACCAAAAACGGCAATAAAATGCTAACGGGTAAAGTTTCAGACCCGTATGATGGTGGTGCATTTAAGGAAAAAGATGCGACTCCAGTTACAGCGTTTGAAGAGCCTAAAACTACAAATACAAATGACCTCCCGTTTTAAGATAAAAGTTCTCGTTGGAGGAGAGGAAAGGTGGGCGGATGCTGATAAAGTGTTCGCCCATCTTATGGAGCAATATACGAAAAAAATTCCAAATGGGGATAAGCCTGCTCCTTATAAGGAAAAGGTCGAGAACTTTTTCATAAATATTGATGATGATTGGAAAAGTGCTTTAAAAGAAGCATATCCAAATGTTAATATTGAAGAAGAAATGAATAAGGCAAAAATGTGGCTTTTATCTAATGCTCCAAAGCGAAATTTAAAGAAATTTGTTAATAACTGGCTTGCGAAAGCTACCCAAAGTAAGAATTATAAACAAGAGCCTGCTGATGGTCGCTCTCAATACAAGCCCCATGTTATATCTGTCGTTGAAGATGCGGCAACCCCAGAAGAAATAAAAGAAATATTAAGGAGAAAATGATGAGTGAAATAATAACTAAATTATGTGATGGTGATTGCGGTAATGTTTACGAAGAAAAGTATCTTAACAGGACTTGTTACGGGGATGACTTTTGCAATGATTGTATGTGCGATTTTATAAGGGAACAGGATCACGAAGAATGTCCTTAATATATCGGCTCGTATGATATACGATGGCAAGCGATTAGATGTTTGTAACCACTATTGCAATAAAAAGCCTTATAAGGGGCATTATTATAAGTGGTTTTCTTATCTTGAAAATAAGTATTTAAAAACGATGTGCATAAATTGTGCCTTGCGTGAAACATGGGGCAGTTCCTATAAGCAGCAAAAAAATTATAAAAAATGGAGAGAACGATGTTCTTTGCAGGTTTAATTACAGGCATTCTTGTTGGAATTATGGTCGGAGTTATAATATGGTCTATTTTGGACTATATGCCAGATTAAAAAAATTCTCGGCAAAACAGTATGGAGCTAACTTAGAGTTATACTCTGTCGGAAGGTTAGTTGCTGGGATAATTCGGTGGCTACAAGTTGCACCAATCGGGGATAAAAAAGCCGATGGCATAAAAACTGTTTTCAAAAACGGGGGTGGATATTCCGCCCCCTCAAATTAGGAGAAAAATGAATATAAGTGAATGTTGCAAAGAGAAGTTAATCCATTATAATAAAGACTGGGATGATGGTATTTGTTCAAAGTGTAATGAACATAGCCCAGCTTTAAGAGAAAAGGAGGAAAAAGAATGTTTACCTGCATAGAATGTGAACACCATTTTGATGAGCATACTGGCGATGTGGATGAAAGAATTTGCGATAACTGTATGGAGGAAGAATGACAGATTATTGTGATTTATGTGACACTTTAAAAGAAGTGACAATAGAAAGTGACAGATTAAGAGTGTGCGAGGAGTGTAATGGAAAATATCCAGAATATGAAGAAGTGCAGTAAGTGTAAGACGGAAAAACCTATTGATGAATTTATGAAGTTTAACATATATAAAAGTTCAAAGTGCGACCCGTGCAGATTAGAGTACCAACAACAAATGAACAGAAAAAGAGCAAAAATGAGGATAAGTTTATGGTAAGCAAAGAAGCATATTACACATTCAAAGGCTTTTGCATAGCCTTGTTTATGATATTGGCGATTGGCTGTATGTCTAATATATTAGAGGCTAATGGTAATGATAACTGCGGTTCGTATTATAATCCGTGTTATGTGAAGGTAATGAATGATTGATTTTGTTATAAAAGGCGACCCTGTTCCCTTAAAACGCCATCGCAGCACCCGAAATGGCAGGATGTATGATCCATCTGCGAAAGACAAGAAGCAAATGTGGCTACAAATAGCGAAATACAAGCCAAAAACACCCATTAAAGAGCCTGTTGTAATGAAAGCGACATTTGTAATGAGGCGACCAAAAAGTCATTATAGAACGGGCAAATACTCGCATTTACTAAAAGACAATGTTCCAGAGTTTGCGGTAGGTAAAGCGGATTTGGATAATTTATTGAAGATGGTAGCAGATGTAATTCAAGGTAAAGACAGAATAATATACGATGACAACCAAATAGTTATGATATTTGCACATAAAATTTATGGAATAAACCCACAAACGAGGATAGACATTGAAACCATATCTTGATTACATTCGTAGCAAACCTTGTTTGATTTGCGGGCAAACGCCATGCGACCCTGACCACTTAGAAGCAAGAGGGATGGGTGGAGCAGGCGATGAAATGAAAGACTATTCCTGCGTTCCCCTGTGTAGATCGCACCATATGGAAAGACATTCTTTCGGGATAGATGGGTTACAAAAACGATATTCGCACTTAAAATTAAATTTATGGAAAGATGCGTTTAGATTATATAGAAACTATAAGGAGAAATATGAAATTTCATGAAATAGCTGACTTATTTCCATTGATAGATGGGGATGAGTTTAAGCTCCTATGTGAGGATATAAAAAAAGAAGGACTTAATCATCCTGTTATATTGTTAGATGATAAAATACTTGATGGCAGAAACCGTTATCGTGCCTGTATCGAGGTAGGTATTGAACCGAGATATGAACAGTTTAAAGGTGATGATCCACTTGCTTTTGTTTTATCAGAGAACCTGCATCGCAGACATTTAACTGCATCACAGAGGGCGGCGTTGGCGGCGGAGGTTGCGAATTTAGATATTAATTCTTTTCGGGGAAATCAGCATACCGCAAAATTGCGGGAAGCAACATCTAATAAAGAAGCGTCTGATATGTTCCAAGTAGGGCAAAGGTATGTAGAAGAAGCAAAGGCAATAAAGGAAAGATACCCCAGTAAGTTCAGGGAACTTAAAACAGGCAAGAAAACAATTCAGCAGGCAAAAAGGGAAATTATAAAAGAGAATGTTAAGGAACAGCCAGATCTTCCTACTGATAAATATCGTGTTATATATGCTGATCCTCCTTGGAGTTATGGTAATGATTATACAAAGGCTATGAAGGGAAGCACAAGACCCGAAGATCATTATCCAACCATGAGCATAGAAGAGATTGGTCGCCTACAAGTGCCTGAAATTGCAGCAGAAAATTCAGTTTTATTTATTTGGACTACTTCGCCACTATTAGAAGATTGTTTTAGAGTAATAAGAATGTGGGGGTTTAATTATAAAACATCGTTTATATGGAATAAGGTCAAACATAATTTCGGTTATTATAATTCTGTAAGACACGAATTTTTGCTTATATGCACCAAAGGTAGTTGCTTGCCTGATAACTCAAAATTATTTAACTCAGTACAAACTATAGAAAGAACCGAACATTCAAAAAAACCAAATGAATTTAGAGAAATTATAGACACCCTTTATATAAGTGGTAAGAAAATAGAGCTATTTTCAAGGGAGGCGGTAGAAGGGTGGGATGTATGGGGAAATCAGGTATGACTTCAAGAGAAATAGAGGACTTAAATTATAAAGAGCAATTAGACGATGGTCAAAAATTTGAAGAACATGTTTATAGGTGCTTAGAAAAAGAATGGGGTTTTTTAATTAAAGGACACAAAAGTCAATTTATGCAATTTAAGGTTGGGGAAAACCAATTTGGGATGGAAATAAAATATGATAAAAAGTCCAAGCGAACACCAAACTTGTACATAGAAACTCACGAAAAGAAATATTCTACAAATAAAGATTGGATACCATCTGGGATATATAGAAGTGATAATTCATGGCTATTTTTAAATGGAGTGTATGAAAAATTTTATATTTTTTCTATAAAAACATTGCGAGAATTGGAGAGGAATCTTAACGATAGACTTAGAAGGGAAACGCTAACATCAAAGGGCTTCCTATTAAGTAAAGAGATAGCAAAAGAATTGGCAATTAACATCATTGATGTGAAAGAAGAAATGATATGTACATTGCCAGATATACTTCAAAAACAAGAATGGATGGATAGGTTTTGAGATTCACAGCATTAATTAAAAATGGAAAAATAAACTGGCACGATATTGCCGATTTAGAGAGGTTTTTATTTGACTTCGAGGGTGAAGCCTATATTGATATAAAACCCTCTAAAATACGCAATACCGCTCAAAATAACTTCTATTGGAAGTTGTTATCTAACTGGGGAATGTGTATCGGTTATTCAAAAGAGGAAATGCACGAAGTTGTTAAGTCACATTTTAAGATTAGCAGCACCTCAGAAATGAACAAAGACGAGTTCTCTGAATTTCTGGATGAGGTTATAAGATACGCTTTAGAGAACGGCTATAACGGGGATGATCCTCGTATTACCAAACCTCTCTAATTTTTAAATTCACATTATAAACGCCATTTGCTACTTGTTTAAATTGGAATGAGTTCTGGTCAAACTTACAGATAGCAAATTGAGTAAAATCCTTGCTGTCTGGCTGGAATATAAAAGGCAATTGCCCTCCATTGGTCTTGTGTATTACCTGAGAATAGAAGTTATCGTCTGATAATATGTTATAATTAAAAGTTCCTGAACCTGAAATATCATTATCTTGTCCTGATTGTCCAATTTCCCACCCCAAATTATCTGCTGTTCCTCCTACTTCGTCGTTTGTTATATCATGGTCAAGCATTGAATGGTCAAGACCCTGATTAGACCCAAAAACATCACTACCCTGAAGATATGAAAAAGATAAATTCCACACTCTTCTACCACTACGAGATAATGCTTGGCTTAGTGTAGTTCCATCTGATAATTCCCAAGCCCCTAATTCTCCCCACTTTGGAGGCTTTGTATAAAAGGAGTTTGAAAGACTTGCCCCTCCTTTTGTTTCTATTGTTTTAATACCACCATATTCTCTTTCCATTGTTAGAGACAAATCAGGGGAATGGGGCATATCATAATATGTACCAATAACAACAGAGCCTATATTAGCACTATGGTGTACTTGTAAATCTATATTAATTAGGTTTGGTTCATTAAATAGTGTTAAAGAAAATCCATCATAACCAACAGGGTTGCTATTAACTTTATGTTCAGGATTATTCCAATTAGCCAAACTATATTCTACTCCTATTGTTTTTAAATTATGCCCTAATAAAAATACAAACCCTTTTTCTGTTAATATTTTAGGTATGTTATAACTAAAGTCTGGATTATAGTTAGTAGGGTTAACAGGCAAGGTTCTATTTGCTTCATGAATATTTTCCAACACTCCATTAGAATGTAAAAATTCTATTAAATTTACATAAAATCTTGGTGTGCCTACATTCTGATATGCCATTAATATCTCCTGCTTCTATTTTTAATTCTTTGTTGTTTTTCTTTCCTGTTCTGCAATATCGTTGCATAAGGAACGCTACTCTCATTTTTAGTAGCCCTACCATCTTTATAATACAAAACAGAGCCATCTTCAGCAGTAACCTCAGAATTAGATAAATTTATCTTATAAATACCCTCATAATAGTTGCCATCTCTATCATATAATTCAACATCTATATTGGAAGTGCTTAAATTCTCCAAATATTGCTGTTTTAAGGCGGTTTTATTAACTTTCCTGCCTGATACATTGCTTACCTTTAAATCCTCTGAATTAGTGGTAATACTTTCAGATGTTCCAAGAAGTTCAGAATAATCCATTACCCTGTGAATTGTAGTTGATACCCTTTCAGCATTATTATCAGCAACTATCACAGATGTTATTTTAAATTCCCCTTCATAGTCAAATAATTCTGATAAGAACCCAGCACCTATTGGGAATATCATTATACCATTACCCTTATGGGCTAATGCAAAGTTATTATTTGTTTTATCTTCAATTTCAATAGCACCAGTATAGCGTATTTCTACGCCCCTGATATTATTTCCTTCTATGCTACATTTACCGCCACCATAATATAATTTAGCCATTATTATCCTCCACAACTTTGCCCTAAAATACAGTTAGCAAGAGTTACTAAATCTAGGACATTATGTAACCCATCACCATTTAAATCTCCTGTCTCAGAATAATCTGGGACACAGCTATTTCCTAAAATGCAGTTAGCAAGAGTTACTATGTCAAGTACATTCCAGCCACCATCTCCATTCAAATCACCAACCTGACCGCCTACAACTTTTAAAATTATTTGGAACCATTCGCTATGGTAATCTACAAAAATATCTCCATCCTCATTTACACCTTGTGTTTCAATTTGTACTTGAAACCATATAGGAAATTCTTCATCAGTTTGCAAATCCCTGTTAAGCCTAATCATAGGATTGTCCATATCATAATACCTAATCAGCCCCTCAGAAACACTATTTTGATTAATTACTTCTGATAAATCTTCAAATTCTGGAGTGCCAATCAATGGTTGTATTACAAAGTTAGTAACATTTTCATGTAAGCTTGTAAGTATTTCAATATTAAACCCTAATTCCATGCCCTCTAAGGCTTCGGAAAGTCTTAAATCAACATCAAAGCCAACATTGCCATGCCTATTTAATTTGTCATTCTCTACACCATCATCAAATACTATTGTATCATTCGCAATCATGGCATAGTTATGGTCAGTTTCTATTGAAAACTGATTAACTATTGCAACAGAGTTTTCAATGGTAGGGTTTTCCCATATACAGCAACCATAAGGAGAATAGCTTTCTGGTCTGTTCAACATACTACAAGTATAATCTAAAGAAGGGTGATAATTATCTGCACCTTGCCCTGTTTTTTCATTAAAATACATACACCCTGCACAAGCACCATTCCAATCCCATGAATCAGATTGCAAACAATCCCCACAATCGTCTAAAACCGCAGTACCATTAAGAGTTCCATTGCAATCTTGACATGTGGTATTATTACCACCACAAATTCCGCAATTATCAAATTCAGCAGACCCACCGCAAACATTATTACAGTCAGGTGGCAACTCATTATTTCCAACACATTCATCTTCCTCATTACATATACCATCACCATCATCATCACTTGTACAATTACCATCACAATCCCTGTATGGCTCTGGATAATTACAAGTATCAGAAATAGTTACACCCTCAACATAATTACAAGCATTAATATCAGGACACCCAATAACAGCGTTATCATTTAAAGTGTGCATCTGAATACATTCAATCTCAACCCATTCTAAGGTCTTATTCGTAGAAGAAACCATAAATACAGGATAAAACCATTGTCCATTATAATTATCTCCATAACGATAGTCAATTCCATAAGGAACAATACCACCCAGCAATTCTTCAAACTTAACCATATCACCTATTTCTATTTCCATATACTTCAATGGCAGTCTGACCTTCATTTTCAGGTGCTGGTTGCAATGCCATAATAATATCCAATTACAAAAAGCCTGTGCAGTATAAGGGTCTCTTATGTACTTCCCTCTATCGTCATCAATTATTAAAGTGCTTTCTGCATGGTCATAAACCAAAGTATCAGGCATCTCAAACCCATAATATTCAGGTTCATAATTAGGCAATATTATCTCAATATCACTCTCAACACTACTATTAAATTCTTCTCTCGCATAATCCCAATTATATTTAAACTCTACCTTAGTATAAACATCTTCAATTTTCGTTCTGGAAAAGGAAAAGTCAATCACTTCATCATTTTTAATTTCAACATCAGAACTGGTTGGCTCTTGTGGAATAGTAGAGAACTTAAAATTCCCCATGTTATCGAATCTCGGAATATAAGGAGAAGCAGATGCGATATTTTCAATTAACTTTTTAGAATTAATCTTTTTATTGACAGTAAAAGCGTGCTTCCAAAGGTTATAATTATCGTAACTTACAAAACTTTCATAATCAATATTTGATGTTGGTACTTTTAATTCTGAAGTTACTATATCATTAATAATATCTTCTGGCTTGAAAATCAAAGTATCGCTTTCATTTGTTCTTCCTCTGACATCTGCATAAAAATCTTGGGAAAGTAAGTCCTTGACATAAGTAACATGAAATATATTAGCATCCCAAACATCAATATTCACAGGAAGTTCTGTTGGGTCGGCAACAGTTTCGTAAGGTGCAACGCCAATACCAAAAGAATTAATAGAGGATGGAGGGGAACTTGTTAATAATCTTCTTGTAAATATATTTGTCTGACTTGAACTATTAACACTCCCATCATCATTAAGAGAAAATTCATATACATTGCTAAACCATTTTCCACCATGATTATTAGTATCCAATGCCCACCATTGCACACCTGCACCCATTTCTGCTGTCAATGATCTTGGAGAAATATTTGTAAACATATAAACATGAGGATAATTTTTAGGATTTGTAACAGAACTCGATGCACCATGATCTCTATAAAATACCCCTGCAAAATATATATCAGAATGGTATCCAACAGAAACAGGGCTTACAGATATCTTAAAATAAGCCCATTCAGCTTTATTATTTTTAACTGTCGTATTTCTTATGCTACACCCAGTAGTATAATTACCATTAATTATATTTAGTAAGCCTTCACCTCTTTCTCCAAAAGAATTATCATCGGCATGGAAGATATAACCTGTATTATTTTCAAAATTGTAATTTTCTGGGTCATTATTATATATTTCATTGTAATAATTTGCATCAACTATATGCGATTCGTAGGTTACATTTAAATTTTTACGCCTCAATAATCCTCTTAAAATTCCCTTGCCTGTATCATTTGTACTGCTTGGTGTAAATTTTATAATTCCATTGCTCGGCTCTGCAATATAATTTGCATCGACATAACTTGTAATCGCATTAAAAGTATGAGAAGGAGGTATATCAGGCTCAGGATGACCCTCAATAATTGGAGTGACTGCCTCAACAATATCACTTATTAAAGTTGTAGTTTCTGGGAATATATTAGCACAATGGGCATATCCTTCGCCATCTGAGACATATAAACAGCCCCTTATATAAGTGTCTATCAATCCCTCAGATAAGTTTGGTTCACTTACGACAGAGTGAACAGGGTTATTGTCAATAAATAATTGGGATATTGATTCACCATCATCTCCAGTTGATGCGATTACACATGGGCTTTTATCAACATGACCATAAACCATCGGTATGGGTTTGTTTTTATATTTATCAGGAATACTATCATCAGTTCCAAGATAATTTTCAGGCAATGGCAAATCCCTGTGAAGCGTTGCCTGACTTCTGTCCTCAAGCACCAATTTTACTGTCTCATCATCATGCTCATATCTTCTTATAGTGCCAAAATATAGATAAAACATCCAATCCTCTGGAGAAGGGTGGTTTGGCTCAATATCCCAAACATTCAAGCCTTTTCCAGATGGCGAAGCCCATTGTATTCTACATTCTCTATTTATTGGGTTTCCAATTATATCTGAAAACCTTTCACCATTGTATGGTGCATTAGAAAGGGTTAAGGTAACATTTGATATTTTATAATTACGCTTTTCAATATCAATAGATTCTTTTAATGAGGGCATATTTAATAAAATTGGTCTTGCCCCTAATTCTTGGTTTGTAGAAACTACAATAGGCTCATCAATCCATTGGAATTGTTGGCCACCTGAATCAGTCCCTGCATTTCCTATAAATACCACAGGAAATAAATTAGTGTCTCTGCCTTGAATATCGGATCTAAAATTAGCTGGTAAATCAAGCGACATATTTATCCCATTTCCCTATTGGGCAAGAAGCGACAGCCATCTTATGCTTAACCTTCATAAAACATCCACACTTATCGCATTTATTGTCATTTAAAAACTCACAAGATGAACACAAATCCCATCTCATTTTTAATACTTCCTCATCATGGATAATATTCTTTTTAATTCTATTAGATGCAGTTCGCATATCTAAAACTTCATTTGCCTCTGCAAATTCATTCACTTCCTGAATAGCTAATGCCCTGAGAAGTTTCCTGCCAAAAAACATATTAACCTCTAACAGCCATTCTAAAAATAACTGCTTGGTAGTAACTACTTGATATAATTGCCTAACTAAGTCCAAATTGTTCCCTTCCTCCCCTTCTAACTGCTTCCTTAATTTGCTCTGCAAGTTCGCCCTCTACAAAGTCTTGGCTCATAACATTACCTGATACATTAACTGTAACAGCACCACCGCCACCAGTTTGGTTCATTCTGTTTAAATTCTCTATACCAATGGACTCTACAGCGTTACGGCTCATAATAAATTCACCTTGCTCTGCTTCTATTAAAGTACCGCCTTGAGAGTGTCTGCGACCACCTATAAGACCACCCTGTTCCATTTTATCTGCGGCAGCTTTAGCTGCGGCAGCTTGAGCTAATCCACTTGCAAGCGTTGTAGCATAAACAATACCTGGATAAGACGGATTTGCTACAGTAAAAGGATGCGTGGCAGCGGCAGCAAAAGAAGATTGAGCTGCGGCAAACGCATCTACAACTGCTGCGAGAGCTTGAATATTCGCAGCTAATTTCGCATTTCTGGAATTAGCACCAACAATATTACTTATTGCAGCTATTCCTTTTGACCACATTTGTATTCTTGCTGCCATAATTGCTTGTTCCCTTTGAAAGAATTTCTCATTAAGGTCAAGCTGTTGCTGGTCAAGCTCTAATTGTGCCTGCTTAAAAGCAAGTTCTGTATCAGGGTCACGAGAGTGAAGTATATCAAAATATTTTGCAGTTAAATCATTCCTTTGTGCATTTATTATATTTTGCTCTGCTTCAAGTGTTGTTAATTCTCCATCTAAAACTTTCCTATTCTCTGATAATATGAGCCTCTGACCTTCTTGGTCAAACTCTTGCAATTGTAATGATATTCGCTCTTTTTTTATAGCATTTAGTTCTTTTTGAGCCGCCGCTTGACCTGCGACATCAATTTCATTTTGTGCGGTAGTAAGTTTTTCTTGAGCTTGCATCCATTTTTCATCATTTGCCATTAATTGTTCTTTAATGGTTATCTGATTATCGAAAAGGGCATTTTTCTCTTGATTCGCCAATATGAGTTGTTTATCCGCAGCATCAATAGCCTTTAAGGTTGCTAATAATTCTTTATCAATTCTATCAAGATCGGCTTGTAATTTTATCTCATCTTTAATCTGCTGCTCTAATTTCTTCTTTTCTTCGTTTAATTTTCGAATTTCCTCAGTTCTTGCTTTTTGATCTTGCTTGGCTATTTCTGCATTTAAAGCCTTTTCTGCTTTTTCTATATCGTCAAGCATTTTAGCTTCTTCTTTACGAATTTTGTTTAAGGCTTTTGTAACTTCTGCTAATTCAAGCTCTGCACTTGTTAATTTATCTATACCACCCTCACCACTTAATAGGTTTTTTAATTTTTCATCAATATCATCAAACGAATCACCTAATTCATCAGTTTGCTGTTTACCATAAACCATCCTCGCACCAAGTTCTCCAACTCCAACAGCTAAAGCCCCTATTCCAGTCTTTACCATAGCAATTTTTAAGGCAGTTAATGATGCCGCCCAGCCCAATGTATGGATTCTTGCTCCTATTAAAGCTATACTTACAGCCCCGATTGCAGTTGCATAGCCCTTTATAACCGCAATATCTGTAAAATGCTTAACAAGTCCAGACATAACAACAAGCAAATCTCGTGCAGCAGGCATTAGCCTTTCACCAAGCCCCTGTCTTGCGATTAATACTTCTGCATTAAATCTTTTTAATTCATTATTAAAGCTATGTTGTGTATTGTGTAGAT